TCGGCTTCATGGGCCTTCTTCTGGTTGGCGTTGTCGGTCTGAAGCTGTGTGATCTGATCCTGAAGCGCCTTGGTGTCACCTGTGGACTTCTTCAGCGTTTCAAGCTGGGTGTCACGCTCTTTGATGGTGTTCTTGGCGGTGGTCAGTTCGGTGTTGACCTCATTGAACCGGGCCTTGGTGACGAAGGAACCGTTCAAGCCCTCCATAACCTTTGTGGCCTGTTCTTCAGTCAGGCCCCATTCCAACAGCTTTTCTTTAGTCATTGTTGTTACCTCCAAAATCCTTTTTTACCGTGGGTTAGGAACCACGATTTTCCCGGTTCTGTTTACCGCCCACCACCGGGAAACGGCGAAAATGGTATGAAAAAACCACCACCGGCCAGAAGGCCGGGGTGGTCAAATCATCAATTAAGTTAATGCGTCAATGATAATGCGATAGCGTTCACGGTTCGGCTTGTAAATGCCCCGTTTGTAATAACTCAAAGACGCTTTGCAAATGTTCGTCAGCTTGGAAAGTTCCGTTACGGAAATGCCCCGTTCATCCATCAGTCTTTGAATCTCCGTGCAATCCACAGGCCCATCCAAGGCCGGGGGCGTGGCGGTCACTTCCGGGATATTAAACCCGGCCTGTTCCAGAAATCCAAGCACATAGGGAAGCCGTTCATTCCGACAGGTAGCGGCCAGTTGTGCCGCCTTCATGTAATCGTCTGTGGTCAATGCTCTTGCTTTCGGGATGATGGAATAACTTCCGGTTTTACGGATTGCGGGAAGAACCTCATGCGTCACCCAATGTTTGAAGCGTTTGGCGCTTTCCAGCTTGCTTCCGAAGATCAGGGCATACAAACCGGATTCGTTGATGATGGTCATGGTCTGTTCACCGGAGGGGGTCGTGATTTGCGACCCCCCTTTATCTTCCGGGTCAACATGACGGTGAAGGGCATCTTTGGTATTGGAATATCCCAAGGCAACCGCCACATCCTTGCCCACGAACCACGGTTCTTCCTCAATGGTCACGGTTCGCACCTGTCCAAATTCGGGGTTGGTGAATACCTGAAGTTCATTCATGCCTTCTTCACCGCCTTCTGTCCACGGGCAAAGCCCAGCTTGAACACCACGGCAATCAGCTTGAAAGTGTCGTGATGATATGCGTCATAGAGTTCATCCAGTTCATTCCTGCGAAGGTCATACTTACCGGGGTGTACGCCTTCAATGCTCTTGATCAATTTTTCCATGTTAAACCTCCATCAATTTTCACTTGATAGAAGTTCCCAACTGTGATAGAATGGATTTATCCAGTTGGGAAACCTCTGGTGGTTTAGGGTGTTGGTGTACTTTAGCGGGTAGCCGACACCCTATTTCTTTAGTTTGCTATGCTGTTCCTGAATCCCCTTCCTTACTACTTCAGATCGAGAAAGATTTTCAGCTTCACAACATTCATCAATCTGTTGCAAAGTCTGTTCATCCATCCTCACCCGAAGCATATAATCTTTGGGGTTCTCTGAAACAGGACGGCCTTTTTTAGCAACCATTTATTCACCTTCTTTTCTGTTGCTACAACAATTATATATTGTAGCAACAGAAAAGTCAAGAGGGTTTTTCAATTTTTTTCAGCACATAGAAGAAGGGAACAGGTTTTCACCTGTTCCCTTGAAGATTGGACTTTGGCCGGAGCGTCACTCCCGGCATCTCTTTTGCCCACTACCCGAAGGCGTGTGGCGTATGGGAACGCTTTTTCCACCTCAAAGCCCGTTCTTATCCTATCTAAAGTATAGCAGTATTATTCCCGCTTGTAAAGGATTTTCTTGTTCTTCACATTCTTCTTCCATGTGGTTTCACCAATTTGCCAGAAGGACAAGATGGAGTTTCGATATTCAGCGGGGTCACTCTCTACCTTTACCCGTAGAATCACTTTGAACTTTTCGCCATTTTCTTCAATTTCTTTCAAAATCACACCGGTATTAGGCTTGTTTGCTTCCAAGATGTAATCCGGGTTTTCCAGAATATCCGCAACATACTTAACGAACTGTTCGTAATCTCCGGGGTGGCGTTCTTCAATATGCTGAATCCGTTCCGGGGTGATAATCACTTCATCGGTGGCGATCTCGTCCGTAATGCAACGGTATTTTTCTATATCAATGCGGCCTACCGTCTGCACATTGGAACCCTCGCTTTTTACCATCGAAACTGTATTTTTAATTATACTCCCGATGGTTGCAAGGGTCAACCCATCTTTGGAACCGTTGTCCACAAAAGTTTTCTTCCATTCGGAATAACTCATATTACCGGGGACATAGTAAACTTTTCCATCCTGATCCCTTGCGGCTCTTTCACCCATATATTTTTCATCAATGGCGGGAACCGTAGTTCCTCGGCAATGTGGATGAAACGGGGGAACGGTAACACCCGGTTGAAACTCCGACATGGGAACCACTTTTCGATCCATACTTGCACAAAATGCACAGGTGATGGAATCCAGCGTTTCCAAAATCTCCACATTTTTAACGCCCAATTCCTTATAGGTCTCTTTTGCGGCAAGGGCGTTGAAATAGCTTGTTTCCGTATTTACAAGTCGTGCGGCTTGGTACCGGGAAACTTTGAACTTCTTCTGAATGGCATCCGTGATTTTTTGGGGGCTGTCACCACGAAGAAGGCCCTGAACCAATTCTTTTTGAAGGCTGTCAACCAATTCTTGTTTCTTGAACCAAATACGGTCACTAAAGGTTCGCCCGTCCGTTGTCCAAGGCTTTGAAAGCAATGTTTCAAGTTTCTTCTGATCCAGCCCGGTAATATCCCAACCAAGGCCCACACCCTTCTGAACCTCAAAAGCCGTGTGGGTGTAGCCATTGCCCACAACCTTCTTCAACAGGGCATCCAGACTATCAACCTGATTGCCATATAGCAATTCAAGCTGTTGCTGAATACCTGTCTGAACAGCTTCAAGGCGGGAAATGTGGAACCGGGCGGACGCATTTTCCAGCTTCTTCAGCCATGCCGCATCCAACCCGGCCTGTTCACCGATCTTGATATACTGTTCAACGCTCCAATGAAATTCTTCAAGCTGTCCAGCAGTCAGCCATTTCCGGGCATCGGTCAGGCTGATTTGGTTGTTCACCGCAAAACGGGCATACCAGCTTTCAATTTCCTTCTGAACGGAACGCTGTGCATCCAGATACAGTTCTTCCATGTCCTGAATGGTCTTTTGGGCTTCTCTGTGGGCGCTGTCCTCCAAGATGGAAAACCGCCCACGCCAATAATCCGCATTTCTCATGGGCCGTTCCTCCAATCCTGAAAAATGGTGCTGAAGGTGGGATTTGAACCCACACGCCTTGCGGCAACGGATTTTGAATCCGCCGTGTCTGCCTATTCCATCCACTTCAGCATAGAAGGCCACGCTGTTTCTTCATAGGGGCTTGCGCCTTGCTGAATTTTGGTTCCTTCCTTTGTGGCCATGGTAGCCCGTGCCGGGATCGAACCGGCGTTACCGCCGTGAAAGGGCGGTGTCTTAACCACTTGACTAACGGGCCATGATGGGCCGGGGAAGGGAATTTCACCCTTTGGCGGGTAGGAGTAATAGCACCCCGCCACACTCAATGTCTACCCCGGCATATATTGTGAAACGGCGGGGGTTATTCACCCTCGCCATTGTCACCTTTGTTCTGGTTGCCGGTCTGGAAGGCCCCGGCGTATTCCTGTGCCTGTTCCATTGCTTCATCCTTTTCCTTACGCAACCGGGCCAGCTCCACTTCAACATCCGTAACCCACGGGTGCTGTTCCACAATGGTTTCCGTGGACAGAATACCAACGGACTTGGAACAGTTTTCAATGGATTCCGTTTCATTGATTAGAATGTCACGGTTGAACACGATCTGAAGTTCAGCGCCTTCATAATCGCCCAAGCCCCTGTTGCTGAAATCCTGATTGATGAACCACAACAGTTCTTCAAAGGCCGCTTGGAACTCGGTTTCCATGCCGTTTGCGTCAAGGTCAATGTCAGAATACATGGATTGAATGTTCATTTGATTGGGGTTGCCACTCAAACGATCATCCTTGGCATCGTAACCACGGGCATTTTCAATCAAGGACTTCTTCAGAAGTTCCAAAATGCCCTTGTAGTTCTCTGCATTGATTTCAACCTGAAGGGTTTCAACCCCGCCATCTTCACGAACCTTCACGGCTCCATAGGTGGAAAGGTTGTGGCGGAACTCACCAAGATTTTCACCATCATAGTTCTTCAGAACCAGAATGGTGTTCCGTGCGTCCTCTTGCATATTGTTTTCAAAGTCGGAAATCATGGTGTTGATTCCATCCTGAAGGGTTTTCACACGACGGATCAGGGGGATTTCCTGTTTGTTATACTTGAAGGGAACCAGCGGAATCCTTGTCCAGTTGAACCCCTTGGGTTCTTGGCCTTCTTCCTCAACCATGAAATAGTTTTCGTGTTCACCGGCTTCCACATCGGCAATCAGCATATCATTTTGATAGATATACCGGTAAATGCCATCGGCTTTGAAGATTTCCACCTTCTCCACCTTTTCCTTCTGGTAGCCGTTCCACACTTCTTGGGTGTAGTAGCGAATCGCACAATCAAGGATGGTGTGATCATCGTCAGCCCAAAAAGGAAGAATGTCATAGGCCGGGAAATGCTTGAAGGACAATTCACCAGCTTCATTGTAGTAAGGATAAAGCCAACCAAGGCCACCGTTCAGGGCATCTTCACAAACATATTTCAGAAGCCGGTAAAACCGTTTGTTGAAAACCTTGCCCAAGGCATCCGTGTAACCCTTATCCTGACAGTTCAGGGTGAAGGGCTTGCCCACAAGGTAGTTGGTTTTCTGATCCACCATCAGGGCATATTGGTTATCAATCAGGCGGTTGTTCGGAAGGTTCGTCACCACCTGAAGTTGACCGTTTTCACCAATGATTGTGCGCTGACGCTGAAGAATATCATGCTGTCCTTCATAGTACAGATCACCCATAACCTGATCCTTGCGGCGCTGACTATTCTTCCATTCCTTGATTTCAGCGGCGAAGAACTGATTTTCAGTCATGCCGGTTCGCCCACCCTGAAGGATCAGGCGGTTGATACGCTCCATAGCGTTATCCAGAAACATATTCACTTACCGCCTTTCTTCATTGCTTAATAATTGCAATCCCCCGGAATCACACGATTTCCGGGGGATTTTGTTACTATCATGTTATTAGTCGAAGCTGAAGGCGGGGCCAACCAACATATCTTCCAGCCCGTAACGCATAGCGTCCATAAGGTGGTTGAAATCATCAATGGGAACATTGATCTTGGCCCCGAACTTATCTTCTGCCCATGTGTAGTTTGAAATCTCTGTGATGAAGTTCACGCATCGGGGATGAACAATGATGGTGTAACCCTGAATGTACTGGATTCCGTTGTTCACGCTGTCCTTGCCCTTCCGGGCGGCTCTGATACGATGAAGGCCAGCATCCCGCAATTCATCAATGCTCTTGGGTTCTGCACAATCGGCCTTGATCCGTTCCTTACCGTAGCCCATGCCGGTGATCCGGTCACAGATTGCCCGGTTCGTCAGGGCCTTTTCATACAGTTCATCAAAAACCCAAATGGTTCTTTCCTTCTCACTCACCAGCCCACAGAACAGGGCCGTGGGATCGTTGGTATAACCGAAGTCAAGGCCGAAGGCGCTTTTCACATCAGGCTTTTTGGAAATAGCCAGATAATCAAAGGCTTCTTCCCGCCAATTATCGAAAATCAGGCCATCCACAATGCCCCAACCCCCAAGGCCAGCCACCTTGTAGCGGCGGGGGTTGTTTTCCTTCATGGTGTTGAACACCTTCAAATCCGCCGTGTCCAGCCATTCATTACACAGGTAATTGGTGGTTGTGGCGTAAATCTGCCCATCCGGGCTGATCCAGCTATCATGGAACTTGTATGTGGGGTTCCCTTGGGCATCCTTGCCGGTGATCTCCCCAAAGAAGCGTTTTCTGATCCAATGCTTTTCGTTCCACGGGTTGAATGTCAGCGTGATTTGCTTGAACAGGCCGGTTTCTTCCGGGATAGCACCACGGATGGATTCATCCAGCATATCAAAATCAGCTTCATTCATGATTTCGTATGCTTCTTCAATCCAGCACCAGCACAGAAACCCTATTTCAACCGTAATTGAAGTGACCTTCAGGGGATCATCAAGGCCCCGAAAGTAAATCTTCTGACCGGTGGGAAGGTAGGTCATTTCAAGGGGGCTTTCTTTGATTTCCCAATAGGCTGAAACCCCAAGGCGGTTGATTGCCCATTTCAGTTCGGTGAAACAGGAATCTTTCAAGGTTCTGAACACCTTGCGAACCACAAGGGTATTGGCTTCCGGGTATTGCATCATCCGTTTGATGATGTTCAGGGCCGTTGTCTTGGATTTCTTGGAAGCACGGCTTCCCTTACACACCCGGTAACGGCCTTTGAAGTTCCAGAAGGTTCCGTAACCCTTGCCAACCACTTCAGGAAGGTGAACCCGTTTGGCCTGTGGGCTAATCTTCAAGTTGATCATCCCCCGTGATAATCACCGGAACGGCCCTTTCCACACCTACCTTGTCCGTGAACATACCGTAACGCTTGCCAATCAGTTCAGCGGCCTTCAGTCTTTCCTTGGCTCCAACCTCTTTCTGTGTCAACTCTTGGCAACCGTCACCGCACAGGATCGGGATTTCTTCAGTATGTTCACCCCGCATTACCGAAGTCAGGTATTTCATGACTTCTTCAGCATCAGCGATCTTGGCCGAATGAAGTTTTTCAAGTTCGGTTTCGATGTACGCTTTCAAGTCAGGTTTTGCAAGGTTTTCAGAACCCGTCTGCTTTGCGGTCTTGGGCGAATACCCCGCCTTGATTGCCGCATCCGTAGCATTGCCGCTGATCAGGTATTCATCACAGAACTTCCGCTGTCTTGGTGTCACAGGTATTCACCCCTTTCCTAAAAAAGTGAAATGCACCCCTATAAGGGGTGCATTTTTACGATTCCAGCATAACACGCTTGACACTATAAAATCCTACACACTTTTCACAAGAATAGGATTTTACACTACTGTTCAAGCGATAATAAAAGGTTAGGGTTCTTTTCAGAAAAAGAAATCAGGGCCTTCCCGTGAATCTTGTAAACCTGTGAAATTGAAAAGTTAAGGTCAAAGGCAATATCAAGCCATTTCTTCCCGTCAATATATCGGGCAATCAGAAGATAAATATTCCATGAACCCTGATTCTGAATATCCTGAAGTTCTGGAACAGGTCAAAAGTGAACTTGACAAACTTGATCTGTCCACATCTGTTCCACCGCCTGAAGCCTAAAAACACAGGTAAATCAAGGTTTTGGAACAGATGGTACAGATAAAACGCCGGTTCCCTATATACTCTTTTTCTTTTATATTTTTTTCTCTATTCTTTGAAGTAATATAGCATCTGTACCATCTGTTCCGTTCCTCAAAACCTCCACAGTTCAAGGCTTTTTGATGGAACAGATACGGAACAGATACAAAAAAAATGACCGCCCCCGGTCTTGCACACCGGAAGCGGTCAGGCGAAACAAACCCTTTTGAAGTTAATGTTTCAAACGCCTTTGAACATTATATCACATGGGGTTTAGCTTTGCCATACCCAATTTTGAAAGTTCAGGTGATATAATGCGAAATCCAAACGGGTATGGAACGGTTGCAAAGCTATCAGGCCAACGCCGCCGCCCATACATTGTGAAGAAAACCATAGGTTGGAATGACAAAGGCCATCCCATCTATGACATTATCGGCTATGCTGAAACCCGTGAAGCCGGGAACATCATGCTTGCTGAATACAACCGTGATCCTTGGGATGTTGACCGGGCCAAGATCACCCTTCAACAGCTTTTTGACCTCTGGAAAGAAAAGAAGGCCCCGAAACTGGGTGAATCCAATCGTTCTTCCCTCTGTTCAGCGTTCAAGCATTGTTCAGCGTATGTGAACAAGCCTTATAAACAACTGCGATCCTACCAAATGCAAGAAACCATTGATGGTTGTGGGAAAGGGTATAGCACCCAAGCGGCCATCAAGAACCTGTGGGGCCACCTTGACCGGTTCGCCCTTGAAATGGATATAATAAACCGGTGCTTCTCCGAACTTCTGACTTCTGATCCAATACCGCCCACCAGCCGCCTTCCGTTCACCAACGATGAAATCAAAACGGTGTGGGAACATCAGTCTGATCCTTGGGTTGATACTGTTTTGATCTTGCTATATTCCGGGTGGCGTATCTCTGAATTTTTGAACCTGAAACCTGAAGATATAGACTTGAAGGAAGGCACGATGAAGGGCGGCACCAAAACGAAAGCCGGTAAGAACCGCATTGTTCCCATCCATCCAAAGATCAGGCCATTGATTGAACGGCGGCTTGCCGAAGGTGGCCCCCGGCTGATCAGCTACAATGGGAAGATTTGCAATCAAACTCAATACCGGATATTTTGGGCGGATATTATGAAGGCCCTGAAGCTGAATCATACCCCGCACGAATGCCGCCACACCTTTGAAACCAAATTGGATAGCGCCGGAGCCAACCGGAAATGTATTGATTTGCTCATGGGTCATGTGTCCAAGGACACGGGAAACCGGGTCTATAATCACAAGACTTTGGACGAACTGAAGGCCACCGTGGAACTAATCCCATAGGGTTCAAACCTGTGAACATTTTAGGCCGCTGAACGCTGAACTATACACACATTAGTAACAAGAAAACCCCGAACCCCTGAAAAATCAAGGGTTCGGGGTTCGTCTGTTTTTATTTTACCACAAAGTGTTTCCGTGGGTATCAAGAATGTACATCGCATCCGGTATATTTTCGCAGATCATCTGTATGAGAACAGACTTGTTTTCGGGCATTGAAAGTCACCTCTTTTGCCTGTCTATTCTAACACAAACACGCTGAAATGAAAACAGAAAAAACAATGTAAATTCAAGGCTTTTCACCTTGCGCGCAGTATATAGCGGACTTGCCTTGATTTTGCGCCGGCTGCTGCAATTTGAAAGAAAGTTAGCTATTGAGAAAATTATCTCCTTGTGCTATAATTAAACACTACAGCGCTTTTGCAAACAAAAACGCTTCTCATGATAAAACAGCATTTTTAAGGAGATGTAGCAATATATGAAACTTGGTATCGAGGGCGATTCACCTGATTCTATATCTCAATATTGCCTCATAAATACCGATATTTCTTGATTTCGGCGTGTTTTCCGCACAAACAGCCACTATATAACTTCATGCAATTCCATACTACTCCACGCCGAAATGGTGTAAAAATGGCGTAGAGGAACCGGCGATACACAGTTGCGAAAATCGCCTGCTGCAACATTACTAAGAATATTCAAGCTGCCCTGCGCACAAGCAGGGCAGCTTCAGTTTGTCGAAAAACCAATCCCATTCATCAAGCTACAGCCGGATTTCGTTCAAGAAAGAGGAAAACGGCTCG